TTGCAAATAACTAAAAAACTTAGTATCTTTGATTATTCATTTATGCCAATTGGCATTTCAATCATAAACCATATGAAATACTTCAAATCAGCCCAAAAACTGGATGAGCTGATCGGTCAATATTTTGATGCGATCATACCGGTTGATGAAACAGAAGAAATAAAAACCAGCAAAAAAACAGCCCGTGATTTTCCAACCATTTCTGGCCTGGCTCTTCATTTGGGTTTCTCCAGCACACAAGAAATGGAAGACTATGAGCTGAGAGGAAAGTATGCTGAAAAGATCAAACGTGCCCGGCTCCGTGTAATGGCCGATTACGAGAAAAAACTGCATGTTACCTCATCCACCGGCGCCATATTTGCGCTAAAAAGTATGGGATGGAACGATAGGCCTGAAGCAAAGTCTGTTGAGGGTGCAGCTACTGTGAGGCTTAAAGTCGAGATCATCCAAACAGGGCCGCCGTTGGCAACAGCGGAAAATGAGGTGGTACTCTAAGTTAAATGGTTGAGTAAGTTAAGTGGTTGATTGGTTAATAACTTAAACAACTCACCCTAACTCAATCTAACCTAATCAACTTAATCAACATACTTAACAATAATGCATTCAGGTTACCAGGCATCTGTCCTCTTTACCGCCAATTATAACGCTAAAGCCCATATGGTGATTAATCAGGGCGGTACCAGCTCTGGCAAAACCTACGCCATCATCCAGGTATTATTTGCCATGGCTTGTGAAAATGCCGGACTGGTAATAACCGTAGTAGGCCAGGATATTCCTAACCTTAAAGCAGGTGCATTGCGCGATGCATTGAAAATTTATAATGATTCAACACAGGTATCCGCTTGCGTTAAGTCGTACAATAAATCTGAGCGCGTTTTCGAGTTCCATAATGGTACTGCAATCGAGTTTAAAAGTTACGACGATGCCCAGGACGCTAAGTCAGGAAAAAGAGATTACCTTTTTATCAATGAAGCCAACGGTATCGGCTGGCAGGTATACAGCGAACTCGCCCTGCGTACCCGGATAAGGATCTATATCGACTATAACCCTAACGTTGCCTTTTGGGTACATGATAATTTACTGGGGCGCGATGATGTTCAGCTTATCATTTCCGATCATCGGCACAATCCCTTTCTGGACGATGCCATGCGCAGCAAGATCGAATCACTAAAACTGGTGGATGAAGAACAATGGAAAGTTTACGCCCGCGGCCTTACCGGAAAAATCAGCGGACTGGTACTAACCAATTGGTTGTTGTGCGATGCTATTCCTCCCGGTGCCCGTCTCTTGGCTTTAGGGCTCGATTTTGGCTTTACAAACGATGAAACTGGCTGCATAGAAGTTTATCGCTGTAACGGAGAACTCTGGATAAACGAGCTGATCTACGAAACCGGGCTTACCAACGTGGACATATCCGACAGATTGACTGGTATCGGAATCAGCAAATATACCCAGATCATCGCTGATAGCGCCGAACCAAAATCAATTGAAGAGTTACGACGCTTAGGCTGGTACATCACGGGGGTTAAAAAAGGTGCCGACAGCATCAAAAACTCCATCGACATTTTAAAACGCTACAAACTCAACATCACCCGCAATAGCATTAATCTGCGCGAGGAACTGAGCCGTTATAAGTGGCGCACCGACCGCTCGGGACGGACTATAAATGAACCTGTGGACCGTTTCAATCATTTGATCGATCCGCTGCGATATATTGCATTAAATAAATTAAAAATTAGTAAATTAGTTATGCCAAAAAGCAAGCTCCCGTACCGTGATAATAACTGGCACGCGCCGCTGTCAAACCTGATTTCCATATGATCGAAAAAACATTTAAAACCATCGATGGCAGCTTAAAAGTGCGCATTCCTACCATCCTGAACGAGATCACCCTCGGCCAAATGATGGAGCTGCAGGAAAAACATTATCTCAACGATCTCGACGCCATCAGCATTCTTTCAGGCGTGCCAAAGGCGGAACTCAACAACGTTATCAATTTTGATGATTTCAGCGTATTTGGGGAATATGTGCACTCATTGGCGCATCAGATAAAATACCTGTATAACAGCGAGGTTATTCCGCACCAAATAACCTTTTTGCTGGGCAAGCGAAAGGTGATCGTCAAAGTGATCCATAACCTGTCTGTGGAACCGGCCGGGGCATTCTTAGCCGCCCGTGATATTATCGCCGACGAGATCAACACCCACATCAATCTGTATGGCGAAGAGGAGTGGAAAGAGCATTTTCAACCCTCGCTCAAATCCTGCTGCAATGTATTGGCACAATACTTTTTTTGCAGGGCCACCGGCAAAAAATATGACGAATACGAAGCAGATGAATTTAACGAAGAAGTTAAAAAATTAAGGGTGACGGAGGCGCTCCCGATTGCCAAACATTTTTTTACCTGTTATCCCGACTTATTGAAACAGAAGATCGGGTTCTTTCAGCGCCTGCATCTGTATTGGAGAAGAAGGCAGGTATTGCAGCGTTTGAAAAATTCAAATACATCAACACGGTAAACTCCCTCGCCGGCGGCGATGTCACCAAATGGGCCGAAATACTCGCCCTCCCCTATGATCGGGTGTTGACCAAACTTTTGCTAAATAAGACGGAAGCAGAGTATCAACGGAAGTATCAGGAATTGTTGAATGCGCAGAGATAATTGTCTGAATCAGAATTTTCAGGATTTTAGAATTGACTGAATTCAATTTATTGAATGCTTTCTTTTCCCCTCCTAGTTTAAGTCTTCCGAAGGGCGACTTAAATCATTGATGGAAATGGAGGACTCTGTCCGGCAATAAGCACAAGCATCTGTCTTTGAACGTATCTGCGCGTTAAATGAAATCCCATTAGTTCTAAATACCGGACGGAGTCCTTCGATCATTTTGGATTTAAGAGCGCTGCGCTGAACTCTTAAACCAGCGGGCGGAAGTTACATCTTTTCATCAATCTAAAAACTATAAGATTGGCTTACCTAATCTCTGATCACTAATCTTTAATCTCTAAAAGAATGCCCATACGTAACCAAATTGAAGCGATAACCCAATCGCTTACCGAGCAACCCAACTTCATTTACGGAACAGTAAACGAAATCAATCAACTTGCCGACGACGCCTCATTCCCTTGCGTTTTCATGTACCCACTACAGCCCATTGATGTATCGCCGCAGGTAAATGGCTCAGTAGATAATAGCTTTTCAGTTTACCTCGAATTTCTTTATAAAACCGAGTTCGACCAGTACACTTCAGGCAATGAAGACTATGTAAACCAGGCGCTCCGGATGGCAAATGAATTCATTGTCAAAGCATCCAAATACCGCGAAGGCGACGGCCGCTATTTCCGCATCAAAGCCGGTGACAAAGCCAAATGTTTGCCCGTTTACAATAAATTCGATGTCAACTCTACTGGTGTCAGCCTGACCATTACTTTGGCGACGATGTATTCTGAAAATTTCGTTAGCTGATAATTGTAACCCTAAAGCAAAATAACGAAACTCGGATTTATACGTTAAACAATATGCGATTCAAATTCTGGCATCAATATATTTACACTTAAGCAAATTATTTGTTACTTTACAATCGTGGATAAAATCGGATTTATAGAGATAAGAATTACTGGCTCCAAGGGCAACCTCGACCTTTCACCTGAAAACTACGACATCCGGGAGATAATTTCTATCCTTGAAAATGCAGAACATCTACTTTACCCTGGTGATAAAAAGGACAGACCTATTATTAGCTACAACATTGAAGAGGGTTCTGTAAAGCATGTTTTAAAAACATCTATTCAATACATTATAGGTTTCAATGCATTAATTGGACAAATTAGCCAAAATCAAAACATAGATTTTCTTGACCTTTCCACCGCAAAGGCTTTTGAAAATATTCAGAACATAGCGAAATCCAGAGATTATGTTTTTAGTATCAAAACCTCTGTGGATAGTTCGAACGAGGTTCAAATAGATAGAAATACCAGCTACTATAGAAAAGAAGCTATTTGGGCAGATGCAGAATTTTATTTTTATGGAAAAATAACAAATGCAGGAGGGAAAGACAAAGCCAATATCCATATTTCTACCGACGAGTTTGGAACTTTGCGCGTTCAAACCCCAATACCTTTTTTGACCCAATACGAAAACAATATACTTTATAAAACACTTGGAATCAGGGCAACCGGCAAGCAACATTCCGAAACAGGTGAAATTGACACAAACACCCTAAAATTTATTGAGCTGGTCGATTATCAGCCAAAGTATGATGAAGCTTATTTAAATACTCTTATAGAAAAAGCATCGCAATCTTGGTCAAAAATCATCGATAAGGATAAATGGTTAAAAGAAATCCGGGGAAGCTATGAGTAACAAAAGCATTTTGTGTGACACCAGCTTTTTCATCCGATTACTTGATAAGAACAGTGATTTACACTCCAACGCTAAAGGATATTTTAAGTATTTCACAGAAAACGACTATGGGCTTTTAATCAGTACAATTGCAATTGCAGAATATTGTGTCGGTGGGGACATTAGCGAGTTGCCATTAAAAAATTTACAAATTCTACCGTTTAATCTAGACCATGCTAAGCGTACAGGAGAATTTGCCAGAATTATTTTTCAAAATAAGGGTACGCTAAATCTAAATAGTAGAAATATAATACCTAATGATACTAAACTATTTTCGCAAGCCGATTGTGAAAAGTCGGTAGAGTTCTATCTTTCTTCTGACGCAGAAAGTTTCAAGATTTATAACATTCTCAGACAAAAAACAAATCCAAAGTTTCAATTTATTGACCTCAGAGTTCCATATAACGAAACATTCGGATTACTCGATCTCGAATAAAAACATAGCTGCTCAAAATCTTATAACACCACTCGCTTTATATCCGCTTCAAAATAGCCTATAAAGCCTTAGTCCTTTTTTACCAATTTCTTATAATACGGTTCTATAATCGGTAACTGTAAATATCAGCATTCACCCTATGACAAATGACCATCTAACCGAATTTCTAGAATCTCTCAAAACCGACGTCATCCACTCGCTACAGGCCAAAGGGAAATACGCCACCGGGCAAACCGCTCAGCAGATCACCATTAATACCGATGGCGACAGCTCTCAATTACAATTACCCGGCTATATGCAACTATTGGAAACAGGTCGCGGCCCTACCGGCCAAAATGCCCTGCCCGGCAACCCGTCCATGATCGACCGCATCAAGCAATGGTGCCAGGCCAAAGGCATCCCGGACAAAGCAGCATGGGCCATCAAAAAATCAATCGACAAAAAAGGATATCCAGGCACACCCGGTATTTTATCCGAACCACTGAGTGATGCCAACGTCAACCTGCGCCTCAGTCAAAACATGGAACCGATGGCCGATGATATTGTCGCTGAGTTAGTTGATTTAGTTGGATTGAGTTAGATTGAGTTGATTAGTTGGATTATCAAAAATAAAGGCACAACTAACCCATTCAACTTAATCAACCATTCAACCTAATCAACTCAATCAACCATTTAATTTAACTCAATCAACCATTCAACCACTTAACTCAATCAACCACCCTCATGAGCCTCTTCCCCCAAATACAGATCGCCAACCAGGTGAGCACCACTTCCGGCGGCATTGTTTATACCGATGGTGACGTGTATATCATTATCACCGACGAGAATAACAACCCCGCCAACGGCAATAATATGGCCGTCACCGTTGCATTTTACGATACCGGTATCACCAACAACCACGATTTCATTGTTCCCGGACAGAGCCTGTTGATTTACAGCGGTATCCTTAGCCGGAAATATGCATCGGATGGCACCATTATCGACATCCGCAACTTTACTGTGGTCAACTCAACGGCCGGTACAGCAAGTCCCAACCCTACCGTATGCGATGCCATTATCAATGCTGTTGTTACCAACCAAAAAGAATCGGCGCCCGGAGCAGCTGACGGACAGATCATCATCGAAGCGTCTTCAAGCTATGGCCCAATACAGTATAGTTTGGATGGTAGCCATTATCAATCGTCGCCGACCTTTTCGGGTCTTGCCGGTGGTTCGTATACCGCTTACATAAAAGATGCCAACAATTGCAGCGCCGTCAAACAGTTTACCCTCCTTACTGTACGTAACCTGCTCATAGGCGATCCATCCGTTGATCTGGGCAATGGCAACATTTCCCGCTGGAACGCTGCCTTCAACCCTGTTGTGTTCACCTATCAGCGTAAAGATTTCGAGGTGACGAATATCACGCAGGACAGTCAAACGCAAAAAGCACAGTTAAACATTAATGCAGCAGTTATCAGCGTAAAGCCTGGCGAAATGATCTATGTCAACGCAGGCGCTTATAATGGCGCTTATCCGGTTTACCAAACACAGTATAATGCATTGATTATTGATACGCCTTATGTGTCGTCCTCAACAGTTGGAGGCTACGTAAATATCAACAGCCTGCGGCCTTATTATAAAATACTCACGCAAATCACTTATCAGGATAAGCTATCAGGTCAGCAGCAAACCATCACAGCAACCAATAGGCCCGACGGCAAAGGAATCATCCGTGCCGATTTCTCCAACTTTTTGCAAAGCCTGCTGCGCGCCAAAGACAATAGCGCCTTTACCCAAGCCAACTTTCGTGACGATAATCTGAGCGCCAGCTACCGGATCCAATATGCAGAATGCTGGGACGATGGAACAGCTACTGGTTATATTTCACCGTATATCCCTGTTGCCAATCCATATTACGTGGTTTATGCGGCCAAACAGCTGGGCACCAAATATGGTGGCAACCTGGCGGCCTATGTGCCTTTTCCATCGGTGTTAGATAATTCCCAACTGGCTAAGTGGGTAACTGATTTTGCTGAACCTGCCTATTCCAATGGTTACCCTTTTGATATCGGTTTTATTTATAGCGAGTACATGCTCGGCCTGAACATTTATTGTGAGCTCACCCTGCTCGACATCAACCGCAACCCTTTGCCTGGCGATGCACAGGCTAATTTTCTACTGAACGAAGACGGCTCATGGCTGCTCAATCAGGATAGCAGCAAGCTGATCATTTCGGGACAAACTATTTCCACTACGCCACTTCCGGCACAGTTGGGACTGAACCGCTTGCTGATAAACGGAAACTTCCCTGCTGATGCGCGTTATATTACCATCGCCTTAAAATACAATGATGCAAACAGCGCAACCCATACCATCACGCAAACCCAAACTATCCGTATTGATGATGCTGTTGACGAGCGGTCAGTTTACCTGCGCTGGATAGGTTTAAGTGGAAGCTGGGAATATTACCGCTTTGTTTATAACCAGGAAATTTCATTAGACGTACAGAATGCCACCATCATCAAAAACTTTGTGTCCGACTGGGAAAACCAGGACAGCATTGAAGATGTGGTCTCTAAAGATGCTGGGCAAAAAATGAAAGTAATGGCCGAAGACCTATCAGTTAACGACATCAAAGGGTTACAATCCATCAAATACTCATCCAAAGTGCAAATGCTTATCAGCAAAAACCCGGTAAAGTGGCAAACCATCGTCATTAACACCGCCACTTACAGCGAATACGAAACCATGAACGGCCAGGCGCCTTTCAGCATCACGTTTAATATGCCGTCGATTAATATTCAGACACAGTAGGCTGCACCGTTGAAAAGTTGTAAAGTTGAAAGGTTGGAAAGTTCAACCAATCAGGAAAACAACATTACAACCTTTCAACTTTACAACTTTTCAACTTTCCAACGAAATCCATGAACCAAATCCAACTATACATTAACGATCAGCTGGTCGACCTGAACGATGACAGCCCTATCGCCCTTACTTTCCAGATCAACAACCTGGCCGAAGTGCAAAATCAGCAGGGTAATACCAGCAATCAATTCAAACTGCCGCTTACACAGCGCAACCGGCAGATTCTGGGTTTCCCGGATGATATTGCATTTACCACCAATGCCCCCTATCAGCAGTATCCGGCCAAACTGGTGCAGAATGGCCTCGAGATCATCCCTTATGGCATTGCCGAACTCAGCAACATCGAGCAGGATAATGCCAATGTCACCGTGCTATCCGGTAATGTTGATTTTTTTGATGCGATAGATGGTAAGTTGTATGATATGGGCGATAGCAAAAGCCAGTGGACC